ACAGAGCGAGAGCTCAGAATTAACTACTCTGCTCCAAAGTCTAAGAGGAAGCAAAGTAAGTAAACCCCAGCTAAGAGAAAAAATATTTGAAGCACTCTACGACAATGCCACAGAACAACCAGAGGTAGGTAAGTGGTATTTCTTTGAATATGATCCCAAATACAGAGATAGTATAAAGAAATGGGATGAGTACCCACTAATAAAACTCATGGAAATTAAGAATGATAGACTGTTAGGTATGAACATTCACTTCCTTAGACCAAAAGCTCGTCTTGGGTCACTAAATAAAGAAGAAGCTCCTATGGAGACACTTCGTTACTACATACCTAAGAATGCCGACAACTTATTCTTCGAGATACCAGAGGAAGATATGCAGGCAATGAGTCAACTACCACTAGAACAATTCCATACAAATAGATAATGGCTGGAAATAGAGTATTATATGGCGATGATCGAACCTACCCTAAAGGTTTGACTGATATCCCTCTTGCATCTTATTTTAAGATCACTAGGTATCAGTATAATGAAGGATTAAAAGCTGCGAGAGAATCAGGTCAGAACGATGCTCAGACAGGACTAGGTAATATTGGTGGTGTAACTGACGTTGTAAGAAAAGGTAATGAGTTCCTCTATGGAGGTACAGACGGTGGAACCACTGAGGGCGATCAAAGAATGGAAGCACTCAACAATGAACTACAAGCACTTGCGTTGGCTGATATAGGTAAAGGAAAAGGTAGAGCTGGTGTAAAGAATGCAGAGAAGAGAAGAAAACAAGTATTAGCAAAGATAAGTCAAGGTGAGTATGAGCATCTATTCAGAGACGGTCCTATCACACTACAAGACGGAACTGTTGTTGAAAATGCTAACGAGTTAGCTGACATAAAGAATGAATCATATGAGACTGCGGATACAGTCCCTACAATATATCGTCTACCCATGCCTAATGAGTTTCAATATTCATATGGTGCATCATGGGGAAACACATTCAAGTTAGGAACCATGGCAAGAGTTCTTGATGACCCTACTGGGGCTATCGGTCAGATGCTTGCTACAGGTACTATTGCGGGTGTGACTGACGCACTCGGTCAGATTGGATCTAACTTTACAGATGGACTGAATGATCAAGCGGGTATGGATATATCTAAATCTCTTGGTAAAGCATTCAAGGGAGCAACAGATCCACTTGGTGTAAACAGTGACATCACACAGCCAGCAAACTTCTTAGGACTAGCAGGATTAGCACCCAATGAGAATGCCATCATGATGTTCAGTAAAATGGAAATGAGATCCTTCTCATTATCATTCGAGTTCTTTGCTCGTGATGCTGAGGAAGCAGAAAATATTGATAAGATAATCAATGGATTTAAAACTGGTATGCATCCTGTTGCTAACGCTAAAGGAACTGGTGGTGTACTAGGTTTCCCAGATCTATTCAAACTGGAACCATGGTTCGGTGCTGTAGATGAATTTGGTGCTGTTGTTGATGGTGGTCAACCACATCCAATGATGCCACGTTCTAAGATGTGTGCTCTTACTAATCTTAATGTAAACGCATCACCATCAAATAATTTTATCACCACTAAAGGTGGTGAAATACCATTACAAACTGTCAGTTGTACATTTGCTGAGACAACAGCACTTACATCTGCTGATCTAGAAACAGGTAGATTCTAATGAGTTTATTTCAGAACGCACCCAATGTACTATACAACTATACGGATCAACTTTTAGATCCTAAGTATTATCGTGCCAAGAATCTATGGAGAAGAAATAATATAAGAGACGATTACTTAGCCTCTGTTGTTATCTTTGATGATGTCTTCATAAAAACTGGTGACACACCAGAATCAATAGCATTTAACTATTATAAACAGGCAGACTTAGGTTGGACTATCATGATAGTGAATAACATCACTAACTACCATGAACAATGGCCACGTACATCTGATGCTTTGAGAGACTATGTGTACACAAAATATGAAAACCCCGCTGCCATCATGATGTATGAGACAACGGAGGTTACTGATGCTTTGAATCGTAAAATTGTAAAGGCAGGACTTAGAGTTCCAAGTAACTATCAGGTCACATATTATGATGGAACTGCGTCTGCGGGTGTAACTGTAAATCCAGTATCACCTGTGACATACTATCAGTATGAAGAGAGATTGAATGCTGAGAAAGAAAAAATTAAATTAATAAAACCCATCTATATAAAAGAATTTGCTGATCTATACACAGCATCCCTTCATAAAGGTGGGTCGTTAGTTATTGGTCAGAATAAATCTGAAATTAAAATAGATTAGGGGATGAATCCTGTACCTGTATCTATGTCACCGAAATCGACAAGTCCCTGTGTCTCAGGTGTGTCAATGGTGTAAGTAAATCCATCGTCTACAAAATTATATTCCATACCGTCTATAGCATCTAAATCGCCACCAACTCTTTCATCAGTAGAAGAGAAGGTGGTTTTGTGGTCTTCATCGAAGATTTTTAATCCTGCGTCTGTTAACACATGATCGTACATCTTGTTGAATACTTTTGGTGGTATGGTACAAATATGAGCACCATTCCAGAATGCGAGTGTAACCTTAGCAACGTCACGAATAGATGCTGCTAACACTTCAGTATAGATGTTGTGCTTCTTGTAGATATCAACTATAGAACGAACAACTTCTACACCTGAGTGAGAGTTATCTTCTAATCTACCAACGAAAGGTGAGACATAAGTTGCCCCTGCTTTCGCAGCTAGGATTGCTTGTGCTGTACTGAATATTAAGGTTACGTTTACTCTAATTAATTCTTTAGATAAAGTGTGACAAGCAAGGAGTCCGTCTGGTGTACACGGAACCTTGATTGTAGCACATTCACCGAACTTTGCTTTCAATCTACGACCTTCATTGATCATAGTTTCAGCATTGCCCACGACTTCCATAGAGATATCATTGATTCCCATGTCTTTGAGTTTTTGGTACACCTTTTCTGGGTGTTTACCACTCTTCATAATAAGGGTAGGGTTGGTTGTTACACCATCAATAAGACCTGTCTCGTATGCTTCTCGTATTGCCCATACGTCAGCGGAGTCAATGAAAATCTTCATAGTTATTCGTTAGCAAGTTTGGCGAAATAAGATAAGGCATCATCTTCTTCTGCGGGAGCAGGAGTCGGTGCTGACTTAAATGTAGGAGCAGATTCTGCTGCTACAGTTTTATAGCGACCTTCACTTAGGTCTTCTAAATCCTCTATCTCTGTTTGACGAGGAGGTGTTGGTGCTGAGTTTAACACCTGATTCAATCTAGTCTCTAACTCTTCAAAAGTCTTGAACTTATCAGGAGCAGTAAAGTCAGTTAAACTATACTGTTGTGACCAGAGAGTTTCTAACTCAGAATCATCAAATCCTTTTAGTGTGCTTGGTTCAGCAAACTCGGACTTATCGTAGTTCCAATACCCTTCAACCTTACGGATCTTGACTTTAAAGTCAGCACCCTTCCAGAAATCAAATGGGTTGATTGGAGTTTCATCAGCAAATGCAGGTTGCATTGCTTCTGTTAGTTTATCAAAGATCTTCTTACCATACTTGTAAAGGAATACTCTTCCTTCATTCTCTGGATTAGCAGGGTCTTGTAAGACGTAGATATTACTGTAGTAAGATAACTTACGTTTTTGCTTACGAGCAATCTCTTTGTCGGCATCACTACCGCTATTCCATAAGGTTCTGTTTAGGTCTGAAACAGGATCTTTTTTGCCTAAAGTTGTGAGAGAGTTCTCAATATACCATCCACCAGGACCTTGGAAGGCATGACTCCAAACTTGTGCCCATGGAAGGTCTTCTCCATCGGGTGCGGGTAGGAATCTGATTACTGCGTAACCATTGCCCGCTTTGTCTACTTCTGGTTTCCAAAGACGCTCGTCGGCACCTCTGACCTCGGTCTTGTTTAATGACTCTGCCTTAGAAAGCAGATCAGTATAACTTGACTTTTTAAGTGAAGCAAAAGACATTGTATTCTCCGTATTATGTGTATTGTACTGTGTAGTCGTACGTTCTATTTATAGCAGAAAAGAAAGTCGTTGACAAGGCTTTCAGACTTTTCCTTGCCAAACTTTTGTGCTAAGTAAGGACCCACTGGATCCAATCGAGTCATATAAGTATCAAAGTCCTTATACACGTTCGTGTCTGTCCCTTTCGGTTGATTATATTCTATCATCTCTTTGTATTTTGTCAAGTATTGTTTGAATGTGTCGAGGTGCTGATCTACCTCATCCATCGGGCAATATCTGACATATATGTTCTCTGAGAAATGATTACCACGTTCAAAGAAACGATAGTTCTCAGTACATTTTGGTAGGTCATCTACACCAAAGAGATACTTCTCTGTAGGGTGTTGAAAGTCAAATACTATGATGACTCTCTTCTGTGTGAACCCCATGAGATCCATACCAAAGCAAGGTAAATTTGCTCCAGTGTTAGGATATATTATTGTATTATATACGTGTGTCTTGTCACTCCATATATCTACTTCTCTAGACTTAATAAAGTGTTTGTTCTTGTATATCTTAGCAGTTAGATTAGTACCTTTACCTTCCCACTCTGCCCATGTATTTTGATACTCTAGATCAGGGAATGTCTCCCATACTGCCTCTTTCCAGTTCTTCCACAAATTCATTCTTCAACACTCTCCAATTCTTCAATAGCATCAACTGGTACTTCGTTACCACCTATGTTATACCAGTGTACACCATTTCGTATACCTAGGTATGATAGATCACTAAAACTATTTTCTCTTAGCATAGCTTGTAATCTATAATGTATTAATTCAGTTCTAGTTGTGGGGATCATAATATCTAATCAATAGTGCTGTACCCGCTATGAGTACAACGATAATAATGGTGGCGATCATTTTGTTTTCTCCAGTTCTTCGATCATCTTCTCTACTTGCTCTTTGAGTTGAGTATAGAAGGTTGAGTTTACATGCTCAGGTTTCATTCCTAACAACGTTGCTGCTTCACGTACCTGTGCGAGAATCCGTTTTGCTTCGGGTCTCTCTGATAGTGTAACACGCATAAACATTGTCTGTTGAAGATCTATTAGTTCTAACAATTTGACAAGTTGCTGTATCTTCTGATCTATTGTCAGTATAATACCCATACGATTAATGTCAACGTATAGATCTTGCATTCGTTTTAATTCGTCCTGAACTACGTCAGACTCGAAGAACTTCATAGGTACAACTCCTTGAGAATTTTACGGTGTTTATCAGTACTGTTTATTTTTAAAAGAGGAACATATTTAATGATCTTCTGTTTAGCATCTGTCCATACTGGGTCGGTTGCTTTGACGTTCTGAGTGAACTCAAACATCCGTTCCATGATGACTACTGACTCTAATGTTATTTTACCACCTAACCATAATTTAATCAAGGTCGGGTGTGGTTTACCAGTGAACAGATCATTGAAGTTATCACATGACTCCTTCATAGTCTCAGCATCACTTTTAAAAATATACGATAATGATTGTAGTTTCCTTATATAGTCCAGATAGTTCCGTTCACCATGTGCGGTCATCGACCCAATCCACTCACTATTCTCTTCTACAAAGTTAGCTAGGTAAAATTTAGATAGTTCCTCCTCGTCATACTTACGTGATAGTTTTATAAAAAAATATTTGTCCTTTCTCTTATCATAAGTCTCTTGCTTTGCCTTCGCATATTGATTCTTTGAGAAATCATATGTCTTGGTCTTGAAGTGATTTCGCATGGCAAGATACATGCGGTATGCTTCGTATCCTGTCACAGTGCCAAGAAACCACGACTCCCTTTCTTGATGAAATTAAGCTTCTGTGCTTCGTACTTAAGTTTCTCCTTAAGTGGTTTGTTGATTAGTTTATTTACCCCTTCTATCTCAATAGATTTCTCTTCGCAATACATTACTATTGCTTCAATATAATTAAGTGAACCATCTTTGACGATGTTCTCAATTTCAAGCGAAAACTTGCTCGCAGTCATAAAATTTTCCTCTAGGGCATCATTAATTTTACCAGTCGCCATGGATCTCCTTGTAATAGTCTATGTACTCTTTTAGTTTGGGTACGAACTCTAGAATGTTATCCTTAACAAAGATCTGGGGTGTCCCTTGTTCAGTGGCGATGATAGTTACAAGTTGTTTTACCTTTAAACCTGTAAGTTCTTGAAACATTATAGCATAAGCGGTCTCTTGTGAAAAGTAGTCTTGTATCCACTCTTCACGTTTATACTTAGTTGACGTTTTAAAATCAATAATCGCTAATTCATTATCATATTCAGCAATACAATCAACTCGTCCTGCGAGTCTTAATGTGTGAGAATATAAAGATTCTTCTAGTGCGTGTATATTATTTATCTTGTCAATATAAGGTCTTATTTGGTGAAACATGCCTAATGATAGCACGTCGTCCCTGTACCTGTCTAGGGGTTTGTTACTTAAGTAATCTTCTGCTAACTTGTGGCACTTGTTACCACGAGTTGATGCTCGTTTGGAGATTGCGTTTGCTTCCTCCTCACCGACTTTACGTCGCCATTTTAAGATACTATCTTTCTTTTTCTCACCTATCACAGTTGTAACAGAAGGGTAGGCATTACCCTCAACGAAGTAACGTCTACCCTGTGCTGTTGTCTTTGCTTTTAAGTTTGGAAAATTATGTAGATTTAGATGTTTAAAGTCCAAGATTCAATTTATTAATCAGATATGATTTCACCAAACCTGATCGGATGATATCTTGTATACCAAACTCTACCATTTCAAATTCATCCATACCTTGAATGATTTTCATGAAGTCTAGGATACCGTTCCTCTCGTTTGTTTTGACAAGATCAGTTTGTGCTGCGTCACCCGCAAAGATAATCTTTGTGTTGACACCTAGTCTAGTTATAATACTATCTAACTCGTGAAAATTCAAGTTCTGTGACTCGTCTACTAATACAATAGAGTTGTCCAGTGTAGTACCACGTAAGAAAGATGTTGACCAGAATGAGATAGTCTCTTGTGCTTTTAGATTAGCATATAGCATATCAAAGCTAGCATCATCAGGCATCTTGAACATATAGCGTACCATGTTCTGATATGGTATCTGATATAGCTCTGCCTTGTCATCATGGTCACCAGGTAAGAATCCAATCTCTCTGGTAGGAACTAATGATCTGACAATGTACAGTTTATCATAAGATGATTGTTCATTTAAAATCTCTTGTAAAGCAAGGTACATACCTATGAAGGTTTTACCTGTACCCGCTGCTCCATATAGATAGAGATTCTTTTGCTTAGAGAACGCATCAAAAACTTTCTCCTGACTTGGAGTCAGGGGTTTTATCTGAGTTAGATATCCTGAGTTAATGGGTTTGCGTTTCATCTGTCTTTTGGTCAATCCAACCATAGAAGGTTGTTTCTTTTCTTTAACTGGCATAGACTAAGGAGCCTCGAATTTTGCGTAAGGATGATGTTTTTTGACATTACGAAGTCGGTCTTTGAAACCATCAGGTAACTTGTCCTGATAATCTCCAACTCCAGAGACTGCATCGCAGACTCCTGCATTCCAATCTTTATCCCAGTCGGGATTGCTGTCTCTCCACTCTTCATATTGAGCAAGAGTCATTTGGAGTTCTTTCATCTCTCCTGTTTTTAAGTTTTTAACTGGGTAAATTGCCATTATGTTGTCCAATCAAGTGCTTCTGATACTGTAGGGAACTGTTGTATGAACACCCTACGACATGCTTCAGCAATGTCCATGTGTTCTTTTTGTGTCCCATGAGCACTTCTTAAATTTATATAGTGAACCCACGACCTACATGATCCCGTCATATAGAGTTTGGTAGGAGTTGCTAACGGAAGTACAAATCTAGCACACTCTTTAGCGACACCTGACCGAATAAGTTCATTATATAAGTCTATTCCCTCAGCAAAATACTTCTTTATTACCTTCTGTAGTCTTTTTCTCTCCTCTGGGTCTATATCATCTATACTATTCTGTCTGTTCTTCTCGTCCTGTCTTCTTAAGTCTGGTATGGGTATCTCACCCAATAGGTTAGTGTTAGCATATCGCTGACTAAACTCTTGAAACGTAAATGACCTATGTCTCAATATCTGTGCTGCTAGACCTCTAGTAGTTGTAATCTCTAGTGTCATAGTTGCTTGCTCGAATACTGACCAGTGTTCATGCTGAATACAGTATTTAAGTAATCCTGCCACTTTAGGGTTTTCTTGATTATTAGGGTTAGATACTCTTGCGATGAACCCCATAGTCTTTTCGGCATCAGGAGTTATTGATATCAATTTGACTGGTGTCGGTCTCAGTTTCATTACGCTGTGATGATGTATGTTGATAAAGTGCCTCGAAGATCTCGTCCGCTAGTTCGTCGATATCTTCTGTTTCTGACTTAAAGTCGAATAAGTCATCCTTTCTTTTTTGTAGCTCCTTTATTTGATGCGTCAATGTACTTTTTGGCATCGAAGAGTTTTGCTGTGATTTGTCCACTGGTGTACTCTATGCTTTGTAAACTACCCTTACCTAGGGAATCGTAGTAACAATCAAAAATATTGACCTTGAGACCAATAATAATATCATGATGTTCAACTCCATCTGTCATATAAGTGACAATGTAAGAATTACGAGGAAGTTTAGGATTGTCAGCGAGTTTCTTATCGCAATCAATCTCTAGAACGACGATATTGTACTTATCTTGTTTTTCTGGTACATCCTCGTTCTTTGCCCAAACGGTCACCCTCTACCACCCCACTCAATTTGAGGAAATGCTTCAGATACAACCGCTTTGGTCACTCTATACTTAGATTGAAGATCCTTGTTACAGGCAAGAACGAATAAATCCGCTTCTGCCTCCTGTAGACCCTCTAGGAGTTGTATAAACAACTTTTCTCTATGCATAGAGGAAAGAGTGTCATCGCCACCCTTAAAGAAGCGATAGAACCCTTTATACTCACTGTCAAGACGAGTATGCTCAGTTCCTGCGGGTGCGTCATTCCTTTTGAAAGGAACTTCACCATCAGGAAGCATGAACTTGAGTGATTCATCAAAATTGATGATCATGAGTGCTCTAAGTCCATTGTTGTTGTACTTCTGTAATAATTCTACTTTCTCTTTCTTAGTCTTAGCAGAAGAGACTTGTTGTATGATTTCAGTCAACAACGCATCATTTGGTAATTTTTTCGCCATAATAATGTTACCTTATCAAATCAGTATACTATCAATCCTCATCTTCGTCAAGTAGGTCATCAGGGTCTGTAAAACGAACTGCTAGGAGTTCTTCTTCTACGTATGCCCCATTACCATCCAAAAACTCTGGATGAAGGTTATCAAGTTGTCTTTTGTACGTGTTAGTATCTACTGTACCTCTATATATCCATCCTATCACACCGCCTAATCCAAAGGCGAATATGGTGCTAATACTAGCAACATAGATCATTAAGTTAGTTTCCATGATTCTCCGTGATGTCAAATTTTATTCTTAATCGACACCTCCACTTAAACAAAGGGAGGGTCAAATCAAAGTCGAAATTACTTCGTTTTACCCTCCTTGCTCGTGGGAGCATTAGCTCTATACCCCTATTTAGCGATGGATTTTTTCCTTCTGCCTGGTCGGTGCTCCCACTCGTATCTTTTGGCATCATCAATAATTCCTCTCAAGTATTTTACAATTTTCCTTGCTTCTGGTTTGCTAAGGAAGTGATACGCTTCACGAAGTTGCGTATGTTCTGAATCTTTACCGCCCTTGATATACTCCTCAAGGTCGTGTGCGGTCTCTTCTATCGCCTTAGCGGTAGTTGACTCCAAAAACTCTAATGTCGCCTTTCTAGTCGCTTTAGAGTGGGTCAGAAGGGGGTATAGTTTGAACAGGAACCTCTTCTCCAGTATTGCTACGTCCAGTGCTTTTTCAGCAAGTTCATAGACATCATCAATGGGTTTAGACAAAGTTGTGCTCTCTTAAGTATTTTACAGTATCGGTACAACCTCCAAGTTTTTTACCATTACACGTGACTTGTGGGAATGTTGCCCCATTGCCAAATTCTTCGTAAAAGTCTTGTCGGTTGAAGTCCGTATTCAGATCATATACCACATGTTGTAATTTGGCAAGTGTCAATACTTGCTTGATGCGGTCACAGAATGGGCAACCGTCTTTTGAGTAGACTGTAAAGTTCATTGAGGTACTTCGTAATTAAACCAACCAGTAGCTATATATTTCTCTTCGATCTCAGATATCTGCCCTTTGTGAACATGTGTCCACGCAGCAGGCCAAAGTGCGATTCTCCCCACAATAGCTTCCATGGTAAACCCTTGCTCAAGGAACATTGTTCCTCCATCTGAGCAATTATTTAGAAATATACTCCATGCTAGAGCACGAGTTGTTTGTGGATTTGGATAATTCTGGAAATTAGTCGTTTCATGGTGCCACAACTTAAAACCGCCTTTTGGTTTATAGTGCTGTAAGTTGAAACTGTCATGTAACGAAAATTTGTCAGTATGTTTTAAATTCTTATGTTCTTCTTCGTATTTGCCAAATGCTTTTACTAGAGCACCATAGATTATCTTATGAGAAAAACTGGACTCCGAAAATCTCGTATATACGTCTGTAGAGTCCTTTAACTCAGGATCGACAAAACCATACCCTATCTGTCCCGCTTCCTTGTCGGGATGTTTGTTAAAATATTGAATTATGACATTACAATCATCGGCAGTCAAAATGTCATCATATATGCCAATAAAGTTCATTTAATCATCGTATACTAAGCACTCAGGTTCATCTGGGTGTAAATCACAAAATAGCTCTAGAGCATTTGGGTCATGATGGTCTCCCGCCTGGATCTCATCTTTATGGTGTTCAGCATACTCCTGTAACTCTTCCAACTCCACTTTTAAGTGTCTTCTAGCAGCACTAGAAACTGTTGGATCGTCTACGTGGTCTATGTCATACTGAATGTGTTCTTCGATAGTTTTCATCGTTTGTAACCTCGTGTACACTATTATTTATCTAAAAAACCCTACAGCGAAAAAATACCCGAAATATTTTTTCCACTTTTCCGGGCCAGAAAGTCGGATTTCCCTCAGTATAGCATAAAAAAAGACCCCCTACAATAGGAGGTCTTTGATCTCGAACAATATTATTTAGAGTGCGTTACCACGAGGTAGTACCTCTTCTGGGAACACAAAGTTCTCATGTGGTTGGTCAACTGATGACATCCATGCTCTCATACCTTCATTAAGAAGAATGTTCTTCGTATAGAAAGTCTCGAACTCTGGGTCTTCTGCTGCTCTTATCTCTTGAGATACAAAGTCGTATGCTCTGAGGTTAAGTGCTAGACCTACGATACCTATAGATGATGTCCACATACCCATGACAGGTACGAACAACATGAGGAAATGTAAGAATCTTTTATTAGAGAAAGCAATACCAAATATCTGAGACCAGAATCTGTTTGCTGTAATCATTGAATAAGTTTCTTCTTCCTGTGTAGGATCAAATGCTCTGAAAGTTGTAGATTGAATCTTACCTTCAGTATATTGTGATGTGTCTTCATACAATGTGTTCTGCACTGTTGCACCATGAATGGCACATAGTAATGCTCCACCTAAGATTCCAGCCACACCCATCATATGAAATGGATTGAGTGTTATGTTATGGAATCCTTGTATGAAAAGAATATAACGAAAGATTGCTGCGACACCGAATGATGGTGCGAAGAACCAACTGTGTTGACCTAAAGGATAGATCAAAAAGATGCTAGTGAAGACGGCTATTACTGCTGAGAAAGCAAGAGCATTGTAGGGTCTGATACCTACAAGTCCAGCAATTTCAAACTGTCTGAGCATGAATCCTATGAGACCGAATACACCGTGAAGTGCAACAAAGTTCCAGAGTCCACCGAGTTGTACCCAACGAACAAATGAACCCTGTGCTTCAGGCCCCCATAAGAACATAAGACTATGACCCATTGCATCGCCTGGTGTAGACACTGCTGCGGTCAAGAAGTTTGCTCCTTCAAGATATGAAGATGCAATACCATGTGTGTACCATGATGTCACGAAAGTAGTTCCAACGAACCAACCACCGATTGAAAGGTAAGCACAAGGTAAAAGAAGTAGTCCAGACCATCCGATGAATACGAAACGGTCTCTCTTTAACCAATCATCAAGAACATCAAACCAGCCCCTTGTGGGTGCTCGTAAGGTAGATGCTACCATTATTTTCTCCTATTAAAAAGGGGTCACAAGACCCCTTGATTTATATTTGATTAACTAATTAACCAATTGAAGGTGCTGTTAAAGCAACTGTTGTTGACTCTGCTGATGCAAGGTCTAGTGGGAAGTTGTGTGCATTTCTTTCGTGCATTACTTCCATTCCTAAGTTAGCTCTGTTAAGAACGTCTCCCCATGTAGGAACAATCTTACCGTTAGCATCTACAACTGATTGGTTGAAGTTGAAACCGTTAAGGTTGAAAGCCATAGTGCAGATACCCATAGAGGTTAACCATACACATACAACTGGGAACACTGCTAAGAAAAAGTGTAGTGATCTAGAGTTGTTGAATGAAGCATACTGGAAGATAAGACGACCAAAGTAACCGTGAGCGGCAACTATGTTGTATGTTTCTTCTTCTTGTCCGAACTTGTAGCCATAGTTTTGACTCTCGTTCTCTGTTGTTTCTCTGATTAGAGAAGATGTAACTAAAGAACCGTGCATTGCACTGAAGAGACTACCACCGAACATACCTGCTACACCAGCCATATGGAATGGGTGCATTAGTATGTTATGCTCTGCTTGGAATACGAACATAAAGTTGAATGTTCCAGAGATTCCTAAAGGCATACCGTCTGAGAAAGATCCCTGACCGAATGGGTATACTAGGAATACTGCCATTGCAGCAGATACAGGTGCTGAATATGCTACACATATCCATGGTCTCATACCTAGTCTGTATGATAATTCCCACTGTCTACCCATGTAGGCAGAGATTCCGATTAGGAAGTGGAAGATTACCAACTGGTATGGGCCACCGTTGTATAACCACTCATCGATTGTAGCTGCTTCCCAAATTGGGTAGAAGTGTAAACCGATAGCGTTTGATGATGGAACAACTGCACCAGAGATGATGTTGTTACCATACATTAAAGAACCAGCAACTGGCTCTCTGATTCCGTCGATATCGACAGGAGGTGCTGCAATAAATGCAACGATGAAACATGCTGCTGCTGTGAGTAAGCATGGAATCATGAGAACACCGAACCAACCAACATAGATGCGGTTGTTTGTAGATGTAACCCACTCGCAAAACTCAGGCCACCCTTGTAGGAGACCACCCTGTCTGCGTGAGAGCACATCATTATTTGAAAGAGTTGTCATTAGTAAGACGTTTATAAGTAGGGCTCAAAGGGTAGAGCGATACTATATTTCGTTAAATCCCTTCACTTAACGATATGAAAGACGTAATTTATCCTCCCATAGGTCTTGGTTAGCGGGAGCAAATATGTGTTAAAAGAAACACCTAACGTTATTTATATTAACATATCTTTACAATAAGTCAAGTATACGGTGATACAGTTTGTATTTTCTTTAAGTTTTGGATTGCTAAATATAGTCAGAATGTAATAGGTAAAAATTACAATGAAAAAATTATTGCCTTTATTATTAGTGTTGATGAGTGGAACAGCTGCTCACGCGAGTATGAGCACAAGGCATCAAACCAGTTTACAACTATCTGTAGATGCTGCTAGAACAATAACTTCTAGAACAGCAAACAGTTACTCTGTCTCTGGATCTGGTGTAACACTAGATGTTGGTGGTGGTGGATCTGCAGACAATTCAGCAGGTGGTTTTAAAACCATCGCTAGTGGAGCTGTAACTGACTGGAATATTCCTGATGTAACCACAACTGCAAACAGTGCGTTCAGTTTCTCAAATTCATTCACTGCTGGCGATGCATCGACTGCAACTGGAACTAATGCAACCACTTATACTGCTGGTGCTGCAGGAACTGCTGCTCCTGGCCTTATAACTAATGCACATACTGTAACTCTTGCAGGTGGAACTGCTGGATCAGGATCTGGTTCAACAGTAACAGGTCAGTTTGTGAGTGAAGTCACTATCTTTGACTAATAATCATGAGGAATACATATAAGTTATTCCTTCTCGTGGCTATGAGTGGTGCTATAAACCCAGTCATAGCAGTGCCTGTGGTACCAAATTTTACTCAGGGCTCAATGACCTCAAATACCACGACAACTTCCACTGTGACAGAGACCATAAATAGTATGGATTATAATACTGGCTGGCAGTATTCTGCAACAGGCTCGGGAGTAAGTGCTTCTGGAAACCTAGTTCCTACAGGTTCTGGATCAACTAACACTACTAACGTTACATTAGATGGAGTGACTTCGCAATGGACTGGATTGAATCTAGAACAACGACCAAACTATACACTAACAAATCAAGGCGGGGCCTTTCAATTCAGCGAAAGTTATCTTGGCCCAGGCCTGTCGAATCACACAATAATACAGAGAACGACAACTATACAAAGCGTAACAGATACAACGTCAACCTTCACACAATAGCCAAACGATTATGTTTAATATTTGCGTCAACTGTGGTTGCAACCCCTGCATATGCAGCAGATGTAGGAGGAGTCAGTGCTACAGCAAACCCTATTGCAAATAGTTCAGGCTCAGTTACCAACCAAGCCATACAAGTTTTACAGGGCCCATATATAACTAACCAATATGGTAACGGGATCGCATGCCAAGGCCCTACCATGAACGTTACACCGTATATCACTGGAACGGGAAATTTCAAGCGGCCGTTTGAACACACCTTTAATGACCCAGTGTACGACGTTCATGATGCCAATGATGATGGTCAGATCGACAATCCTGGTAATATACTCTACTATGTTCCTACAAGAACAGGGCAACAAGATTCATATAACTTATCCGTAGGTCTCTCTGCTACATGGTCTAAACCATTAGACAAAAAACTACAAGAACAATGTAAGGAAGCAGTCGCGACACAAATAAATTTACAAAATCAAATACATGCAAACAAACGACTAGACTTTGAGTTGGCTCGTTTGAAAAACTGTGGTGAACTGATGAAGGCTGGCATCATATTCCATCCAAAATCTCAGTATGCTGCTGTCTGTGCTGATGTTAAGTTGATAAATCCACCAGGCACATTACCAGATCACACACATAGTATTAAAGCAAATCCACCAATTACTAATGATGCAAGTTCATTGAAAACAATATCAATAGGAAATACGAAACCATGAAAATAGAATTTGAAAAACAATTCGGCAAGGGTGTAGATCCTTGGTATGCAAAAGCAGAGAGATGGGCAAAGAAACAAAAGTTTCCTATCTCTTTTCTTGCATTAGGAATTATCGCATATTTAAAAAAAGTATGGATTAATGTCAAAGTTGAGAACACTATGAGAAGTGTTGATGCTGACATAAAAAAGATTCATGAACTCTGGGATGAAGAGGAAACTAATAATAGAATGAATGTTATCGCACAAAACGGAAATGATGGATTGCATTATTCAGAAACTCCATCAGAGGTGGATGGTTTAAATGATATGTCTATTTCTTTTTCACAGGAGGAAGACCCCTTTTCTGACGATACTCATTAGTTTTTATTTCTGCACGGGAAGGTTTGTCAATTTTCTTTCCAAGTTTTTTCTTTACAGTATCAGTAATTTTTTTAAAAATAGGTTTTATAACTCTCAATAATAATGGTGTTGCAGCAGCAGACGCTGTAGCCACAACTGCGATAGCAGCAGTTACACTTACCTGATTTGTAGAAGGTAGGAATTTTTCGACTGCTGTGGTGGGCTCATATAATACTACGCAAGTAGTTCCTTGTAATTCATGACCTACTACCTTCTCACTACCATCCTGTGTTAAGTCACCCACTCGCGGTTGATTAGGTGCAGGGCACTCAGTCTCTTCTTCTGTAGGTGGTATCTCTGGTGGTGTTACGTCAGGTTGTGGTGTATCAGGTGGTGGAGGAACGTTTGGAACTGGTGCTTCTCTTACGATAGTTAATTGTTCTGGTTCATAATTCATCGGAGTGTATGAAGGTATGGTCGCATCACAGACAATCATAGCCTGATCAGGATCATCCTCTACAAGATTTCTATCCACAGGCAATCCACTCTTATGATATTGATTATCTTGGTGTGCTTTGACACAACCAGGCATATCAATAATTGGATTACCAATATTCACCACCACAGGTGGAGTCAAGTGATTCACATTCGGCTCATGTACATGATAGTTTGGAACAGTTACATTTTGTATCCTAACACTACCAAGATCATCTACATGAATCAATGGTATAGACATTACTTTGCTACCTTACCAGTTGTTAAAGGCATCATTTCTACTATTCTCTCTAGCACTGCCTTTTCGACAACACTTTCGATATACTGTTTATTCCTCTCCTCTCTACTTGCTTTTGTGATATTCACATAGGTAAGCATTGAAATCATAAAGAGAACACCAGCAAATGAAACTGCTGACATGATATTGTAAATGTTTTTCATTGTCTATTTTCCTTTGCTCTTCTACGTCTGAAGCGTTCATCTATACTTTTCTTTCCCCAATACATTCCATACAGCCATGCTGTGAATATAGCACCTTCAACCCATCCTAGAGTTTCCCATGCCCATTGTAAAAATTCCCAAAAATTCATTTAGCCCTCCAATAGTGTGCCTTTAGACCTTCGTATTTCACGAAGTTCTTCAAAGTTCTTTTGCTTAGTTCCACCATCATATGCCCATGCATATCCTTCTTCAATCATTTGTTCGTTGAGTGATGTAGTATCATCGCCAACATATAACCAACCAAGCAACCTACCATACTTACCCATGCCACCTTTAAGTTCGGTTCTAATAGTAAGTTCTTCATCTCCTTCGATTGTATCCTCTAAGTTTTTCTTCATCCAATTAGTTGCGTCTAATCCCAATGCTTTCTCTTCAAGATCTCTTGTTCTCTTCTCTGGTGTATCAACTCCTGCAATTCTAACTCTTTCTTTCTTGTATAGATCAAACCCAAGATCAATGGTGACATCAATAGTATCCCCGTCAACAACACGATTTATCTCCGTTACTCTAAAATTATAGCAGCTCTTCCTGCTCGGTGGAACCATTGCTCCCATCTTGAACCTCCCAAAATTCTTGTAGTGCACTATTTATAGCATCAGATGGTTGGGTTAAATTGTTTTCTGCCTGTTCTATTCTTTTATTTTCTAGAAATAAAAACTGCATTTGGTGCAGTTGATTTACATTCCATATATCAACCTCCCCTTTTAATTCTTTTCTTGGTAATTTTACATCTTTAAGTTCAGGCCAAGTTGTTGGGCAGTTTGTAGGTTCACCATCCAGACGAGGGCTACAAGCATGTGCGGGTGGATCAGTAACTGGTGCTGTGCATCCAACTAATATTA